CGGGTTTGACCTCAGCGGTCTGCGATATCAACCCCGTGTTTGGCTGATTGGGCGGAGCGGGCCACGCTCTCTACCGGGCTACCGGGCGTTAGCGGCTATTCATTGGCCTCCCTGCGAGTTAGTGCCTCAGATGCTTCGGAGAGACGGTCGGCCCACTCTGCTCCCTCGTCCTCGTAGGCGGCTTCGAGGTCGCGGACCTCCCGCCGTAGCTCAGCGAGTGGCCTCTCTTCCAGTTCAGAGGCGACGGTGTCTGCAAGCTCTTTCTCGTCTGCCTCGGCTTGTGCCGTTTCAGCGTCAAGCTCGGTGTAGATGGGCTTGTCGTCGATCATGCGGCGTCCTGTAGACGCTCGTAGGAGGTTTCTTCGAAAAGGGAGAGATCTTCAGGCGCAGCGGCCGGGACTTCCGTTTTGTCACCCGACTCCTCGGCCTGCTCAGTCCCCGTTGTTCTTTCCGAGCGGTTGCCGGCCCATGCGCTTGCACCGGGGGGATTAGCTTCAACACCGCGTGCGGTTCTTACGTCTGCCACACCGCGCTGCTCCTGAAGGGTCCAGCGCGTGTACTTCCCCTCGCGCTCGGAAGTGATGTTGTAGCCCTCATCTTTAAGCTCCTGAATGCGAGCTGCGGCACGGGGCATGTAGTCGCGGATATACGTATCCGACCTCACACCGAACTTGCCGGCGGCTTTCAACATCGCGAGCACGGTCTGTTTCTGCGTGAGACCCATCAGGCCGCCTGCCTTAGTGCACGCTCAGAAGCGCTGACACGCTTTCTGACAGGAGGGGCGTACTCCGTGAGGGCTCGGGTCCAGTCATCCTCGAACTGCCGCTTTATGGCGCGAGCAGAGAGGAGCGTCCTCGAGCACGTAGCCCGCGATCATGGGCCTCCACCTCTCCCGCCCCAGACAGCCTTTGACGATGCAGCACTCTTGGCCTTTGGGTTGGCTGATGAACTGAAGCGCCGACATCAGAACCAGCCGTCCTTCCAGTCCCGAATCTGGGATGCGAGCTTGTCCATCGTCCGATGCGCCAACTCTTCATTGCTGGTGGGCGGTGCGTGGTCGAGCACGTCGAAGAGGAGACGCACTTCGTCCTCCCCGAGGCAGTTGCAGGGCTCTGGGTCGTTGAAGCCGCCGTGCCCACAGCACTCGCAGGAGTGATCCCGGCCGCCCATCACAGATCCCCGTACCGATCCAAGGTCTCTTCGTTGGAATCCCGTTCCTGGTACATGCGCTCTCTTTCGATCTCCCAGCGCTCGGCAGCTACAGCGCGCATGTAGGCGGGAGAGAGACCCCAGGCCAGACCCTCAAGGCGGATGTTCTCTTCCTCCCTGCGCTTACGGCGGGCTTTGAGCCCGGCGATGGCGTCAGGTGAAGTGGGATCTGGGCCGCGGTAGCGCATCAGGAATCCAGCTCCTTGCCACAGCCGGGACACTCCGTCTTGCCCGTAGGAACGAAACAGAAGCCGCAGGAGCAGATGAGCCCCTTGGTCCCTACCGGGTTCTTGTCCATGAACGCGGCCAGCGACTTGCCCGCTTCGGGGTGGAGGCGCTCGCGCATGTCAGCTAGGTCCGCGTGCGCGTCCAGCCAGTCTTCGCCAGCCTCGTAGCGCTCCGGATTGTTCCTCGCCCACTGGCTCATCAGAACGGGATGCTTTCGTCGGTCGTGTTGTCAGCCGGAAGAGCCTCGCCCTGCCACTTGACGGTCCGTGCCTTCATGGCCGTCAGGGTGGTCTCTTGGGTGTTCGGGTCCTGTGCGTTGGTGAGCTGGTTGCAGGCCCGTAGGAGGTCCTTCTCCTCAAGCTGGGAGAACATGTAGAGCGCCACTCGCTCTCGAGCTTTTGCGTTGGCCCCGACCCAGATGCAGTCCAGAGCCATTTCGATGTCCTTCAGGTCGCCGGCATCAGGCGAGGCAGGGGAATCGGAGCCCGAAGCCGTCTCGGGAGATTGGGCTACCTCAGTCCTTGGTTCCTGCCTCGCCTGTCGGCCAGCTCGATTAACGTCTGCGTCAAATTCGTTGCACAACCCGAAGAAGTCCTTGAGTTCGATGGGACGCCCTTTCGCTTCGGCCGCGAGCCACTGAATCGCGACGCCCTGCGAGTGCTGCCGAAGGATGCGCGCGGCCCTCTCCGGGTCGCGCTGGCTCTCGGGCTGCCATGACCCTTTGGAGCTGGTCTTGACTTCTGAGGAGCCAGTAGGGAGGGCGGGCTGGCTCAGTTCCTTGGTGCGGTCGAAGTCGAGCTTGGCCTTCGTGCCGTAGTTCGTTTCCTCCAAGTCCAGTGCAAGCAGTTCCCCGACCGCCGGAGCGCGACTCTCTGGCTTCCTGTTGAGCTCCACCTGCCGCTCGAGGACCCCGTTGTTATCGAGGTCGAGCTTGTAGGAGAGCATCGGCCCGTGGCTTCCTTGCCATTCCTTGGGGCCGGATACATGCTTGACCTCGTAGACCTGGCTCATGCGTTCTTGACCTCCTGGCCGCACGAAGGGCAGGCCGTGGCATCGGCGGGGACCGCGAACGTGCCGCAAAGGCAGACGATGACCTTCCCGTCCTGTTTCTGGGCCTCTTCGGCTGCGCCCACGGCTTCTGAAATCGTTTGTCCTACTCCCCAGTTCATGCGTACACCCGCTGGGTCTCGCTGCAATTGGAGGGGACTTCGAGGAGGGCGCCTGCCTTGGCCTTCTCTGAGGCGATGGTCTTTTTAAAGAGGGCGACTACCTCGGCGTGGGAGCGGGAGTCGTTGAAGGCCGAGACTGCTCCGTGCGCGCCGTCCGTGGCCAGTTCAACCTCAATACTGAGTGCAGCCCAAGCGTCCTTGCGGGTGGCTTTCGTGGCGAGGGCGACTGCATCCAGGGCGCCGACGGCGCAGTGTCGGCCTTGCTCGTCTTCAACCAGGTACTGGCACCAATCCTTCTTGTCCTCAATCAAGGCAAGCGCCTTCTCCAAGAATCGATAGGTCTCCATCACTCGCTCTCGCTTTCTTTCTTGATCCGACGCCTGGCGTCGTAGATGGCCTCTACTGCCACTTCCAAGGCCTCTTGCGCACCCGTGAACCCCTTGACTTCAAGGTCCGTCACACAGGTGCCTAGGTAGCGCTCCTCACGCTTCAGGGAGAAGTCCGCTTCGAGGGCCTGGCGCTGTTTGAGGTTCACCGGGTCGATGAGCCCGACCTTTTCGTTAGCCACCTTCTGCATGGCGTCGAACGGGTACTCGCCGGATTTGAAGGCCATTAGGCGGCCTCGTCTTCGGGCGAGAATTTCCATTCCGAACGACGCTCAGTAGGGAAGATGTGGACGGAGGCTTTGGGGTTGGAGATGCGGTCTGAGAATTCGCTTTCGCGCTCCCAGCGAGTCCTCGCCTCTGAGAAGCCGGACCAGTCAAAGTCCTCGACCTCAGCCCACGTAAGAGGCTTGGTCCGCTCCTCTGCTGCAATCTCCGCCAGCTCTTCCTCGCGTTCTTCTTCGTGACGCTCTGAGGGGGTCTGCGGCCGGCGCTTTTCAAACCAAGCCATCGCCTCGACAATCGAAAAGAGGATGAGCAGGCAGACGACCAGTTCGAGGGCCGTGCCGAGTCCGATGAGGGCGATCACGCCCGCCCCCGGTAGCCGCGGAAGTAGGCCCAGTAGAAGACGGCCAGCGAGGCCAGCGCGCCGATGATTTGCAGGGCGGTCATGACGCCTCCTTTGTGCTCTCTATGTGGAGCGTGATGGCCCGGCGTGCTTCCTGAGAGATGGTCCGTTCCCGCTGCTTGGCCGAGGCTTTGAGCTGTTCGTGCAGCTCGGTCGGCAGGCGAAGGGAGATGACGGAGATGCCGGGAGGGAGTTTGCGTTTCCTTGCCACTACCGGTAGTGTAGCGGTCATGAACCGGAAGTCAAGCACCCGAAACCGTCACTTCCCCTCCGCTCCCTCGACGCACGCGGCACTACTGGCTAGTTTCCGGCAGCAGATGGCCGATCACGCTCGTGGAGAGCACCTGCGGAAGCTGAGAACCGAGCTGCGCCTAAGCCAGGAGGACGCCGCTCACGAGATAGGCGTCAGCACCAAGTCGCTAAGGACTTGGGAGAAGGGCGGCCCCATCAAGTGGGAGAACGCGAAAGCGGCGGCCCGCTTCTATGAAGTGGACCCGGAAGAGCTGGTGTCGCGCGAGCCCGGCGACCTCATGGAGTCGCTGAACGCGTCTCAGTCGGAGGCTCCGAACTTGCGACGAGTTGAAGAAGCGATCGAGGCCCTTCGGGCTGAGACTGCAGAGAGCCTAGATCTCCTACATGCCGAGCTACGAGCGATTCAGCGGCTTCTAGAGCCCTCCGGGCGTAAACAGAAAGCTGCTCGCAGTTGAGCGCCCTGTTCATCGCAAACTGAGCCGCCGCCAGAACCCGCGCTTCCTCCGGTGTCATCGCGCACCTCCCTGCAAAGCGCGAATCGAAGGCAGCTCGAGCGCCGGCCGCGCACCTGAATTACGGCGGACGAATCTACTCCGCAGTTCGGACATCCCTGCCCGCCTTTCCTTGTCGTGGGCCTCAAGCTTCTCCTCTCATGAGCCTGAGTCCCGCGAAGGAAAATGGCGACTTGTAACGGCAGTGTCAAGGGAAGCTGTCAAAAAAACTTCCTGTTGCAATAACCGCTTAGTGTTCTCGCCCCAAAACTACGCTTGACCGGCGTAAAGGTAGGGCGGGTAGTCCACAGGAACCCCCCAACCGGGCAATAAAAAAGCGCCGCCCCTCCGAAGAGAGACGACGCTTGCAGGGGGACAGCCCATCTTGGGCTTGCCCGGTTCAGCTTATGCCAGTTGCGATGACGCCGCCAGGCATCAAGGGGAGCCGCGGCGCTTGCCGGCGAGTTCGCGGAGCGCCTCAAAGGCGATGAAGGCGTGCCGGGCGGCGGTGAGGACCAGGTCCACATCTGGGTCCTCAGAGGGCCGGACGTATTCCTTGATGGAATCGAGCAGGGGGTAGATGGCGAGGTCCGCGGCCTCCTCGAACCCCTCGGCGATGTTTTCTTTTTGAAGGAAAGACTGCCCGAAGCGTTCTCTGCCGTGGCGCTCCCGGTATTCCGCCAGGATTCGGAAGTGGCGGAAGCCTCCGAGGGGATTATCGCTTTCCGCGGGCGCGCCGGCGCCGACTGCCCGTTCCAAGGCGTCGAAGAACTCCCGGACCTTGGTGTCGTCCACCACCCTCGAGAGGGCCCGTCCACACTTGCAGCACTCGCCTTTGTGCCGAGGATCGGCGGGCTCGAGGGGGGCGGGGCACCTACAGGCCACTCGGGTCCTTGGCTCGCGCCCTATCCCAGAGCACTTCGGCCTCCGAGATCCCCTGCCGTTTCGCCTCTAGTTCCAATTCGCCCCACGGCAACCGAGCATAGGGGAGCTTTACGCGTCTACCGAACTGCCAGACCGTCTGAAGCCGCGTGATCGCCTCTCCCGGGACCCTCTTGCCCTCCAGGAGGTCTCCAAGCGCGACCATCAGGTCCGGGGGGACGGTGAGCTCGAAGTATTCATCGTGGCCGGTCCACTGCTTCTTGGTGGGAGGGTTTTTGAACATGGTTCTCACTCGTATCGCCTCCCAGGGGCGAGGAGGCGGCCTGGGACGTAGGGAATTGGGGTCAACGTGAAGTCGTCGTTGGGCCAGAGGTGGGCCACAAGGAAGCCCTGCTGCCAGTCGGGCTGGTCGTCATATTGGAGGCCGTCTGCGATCTGGGCCATGCATCCAGCCTCAGCGCCGATGCGGGTCACGGTCGGGTCTTCGGGGTCGTGCTCGTCGTGCTCGGTCTTGTAGATCATCCGGAGCCGGTGGGTGTGGCCCTGAACGGTCGAGTGGCCGACCTTGGCGAGCATGTTCTGCGAGGCGTTTTTCCCCGAGAGGTAGCCGTGCCGCAGCGTGAGCTTCTTCCCGAGCAGGAGCTTCGCCCGGTTGTAGTCCTCGTCTATGCAGTCGATGCCAAGGTCGTCCAGATAGAGGAGACGGCGGAGGTGCTGGGCCGGCGTCAGATCCTCCTTGCCGTCGAGCGTCTCTCCTCCACCCGGTGCGACACCGTAGAGGCCCGGGGTGTTGTCAATCTGCTGGTGCTCCAGGCGGTCGTCGTGGTTGCCCGGGAGAATGGTCCAGAACGTGTCTGGGGAGGCGTGGCGGTAGTCCCGTAGGACGTGCAGGGCGGACCTCAGGCATTCGTTAGGCGTCGCTGGCGCCTTGCGCTTCCCCCGCCTGTGCCGGGAAATGGAGGAGAAGTCGAGCAGGTCCCCCAGGATCACCCCCTCATCCGGTTTCTCGTCTTCCAGCCACTGGAGAAAGCAGCTATGGAGCTGGCGATCCTCTAGCGGGCAGTGGTGGTCGCTGACGATGGCGACCTTGCGCGCTTCGTTCTCTTTGAGCTTCCGTCGTTTCGGCTTCGGAGGAGGCGTCCAATCGGAAGGGTCTGGCGGGAGGAGGAGCGACTTCTTCGGGTGATAGTCGAGGCGGAGTCTGAAAAAGGGCTTCTCTGGGTCCCCCCACCTCGTCGCGCTTTCCTTGTAAACGATGTATTCCTCAGGGTCCCTGCCGTGCTCCCGAAGGATCTGATCTGCCGTCCATGACGCCGGTAGCTCGTCCGGGTTGATGGTGATAGAGCCTGGCTCTTGGTCCTCGCCCCGTAGCTCTTTCAGCCAAACTTCGTTCAGCGTCGAGCGTTTGGCTCCGAGTTGCGAGCGGCCTGGACCACTGATTCGCACCGCCCCGAGCGCAGGAGCTCGAGGCCGCGTTCTATCGTCTCGTCGGCCATCGGCTCTCAGCGATCCATTCGATGCTGCGCTTCTCCCCCGACCCCTGCACCCGAGCAAGCCAGCGTTCGGCGTGGGGCGCCATCGGCGTTTCCACTACTTCGGACCGCTGGGTGCGGGTGAACCCTGAATAAACGGTCTTTCGGGGGCGGGCCTTCACCTCTATCAGCCACTCACGGCCATCCGGGTTATGGGCAAGGAGGTCCCCCCCACCCTTCCGGTGTCGGCGAGAACCAACGGTCCAGCCTTCAAGCTCAAGCTGTTCCGCGACGAAGTTCTCAGCGGCGTTCCCTCGGCTTACGTGGGACACACCTAAAGGCTAGCTAGACGGTGAGACACTCAGTCCGCTCTCCTTGCGAGCCAGCGCAGGATGGGGCCAAAGAGCCAGCGGAGGAAGCTCCTCATCAAATTCGTCGGATGAGGAAAATCCCGAAGAGGATGAGAACGATGATGATCAGCACCCAGAGGAGAGACATGCTTCCAGTCCTTTCAGCTCGCCTTCAAGTTCAGCAGTCGTGCGGACATCCGTCTCCCCGACCAAGAAGTCGTCCCCGTAGAAGTCGCCGGGGAGGAACGTGGGGATGGAGTCCAGCTCCTGCCTGATCTCTTCGATGCGCTCTTGCTTACTCAGCATTGGGGACAACGAAGACGAGGAGGGTGGCGATAGCGCCCTCGACTGCGGCGACGGCTGCTGGGTCAACGTGGAACCCAAGCGCGGTGGCGACGGCGACGACTGCGGTGCCGAGCGCGACGAGCGCCTTGTTGTAACGGGCCATGAATGATTCCTTTCGGGTTATTGGGACGGGAGGAGGCGGTACCAGTAGGTGTCCACGGTGGACTTGCCGTTCTCTACGAGCACTCGGCGGGCAAGGCCTCCGGTGCCCCAGGCCGAGTCTTCGACGGCCTCGAGGACGTGACGCGCAGGGCGGTTGAAGCGGAGCCGGCGCTTAATCTTGCGGTAGCCGAACACGTTGTTTCGGGCTCCGTAGTTCAGGGTCTCAGCGGTTGCTTCGACGCCCTGCTGGAATGAGACGTAGCTCTGAACGCCAGCCGAGTTGATGGCGTAGGAGCCAGGCTTGGGGAGCGTGGTGTTGAGCGGGTTGTATCTCCCCCCCGCACCCTCGGCGTACATCCAGGCGAGCAGGGCCCGCTTACGGTGGACGCTAATCCACTTCAGGCCGATAGCTGGCAGGAACGCCTTGATGAAGTCCCCATAGGTGTAGGTGCGACCCATCAGCGCTTCCCTCCCCGCTGTTCCCATTGGCGTTTGAACGTTCCGTTGATCCGCGCCCCGGTCTTGGGACCGATGATCCCGTCGGGGTGTAGCCCCTGGTCCTTCTGAAACTGGGTCACCGCACCCACTACGGGTTGCTTGTAGCGCCAGTACCAGCGCTTCAGGTAGGCGCCGTGGGCCGAGGCGTGGATAAAGGCGAGCTTGCGGGTGAAGCGTTTGACCCGCTTCCCTCGGCTGCCCTTCTTCAGCGTCTCGAAGGTCGGGAAAGAGACCCCGCCCACATAGTTCATGTGCCACCACTCGGAGAAGGCTTCGGTCTTCTTCCAGCCGTATTTCGCCCCGTGGCTATCCATCCACGTCCGCATCCACGGTTCCGCGAGATCGACGGCTATCCCCCAACCGTGGTTGCTGGTTCCGGGGTAGGCAGCGAGATTCCCTTCTCCACGCTGGTAGAGCCCCCAGAGGTAGACCTGCTCCTCATAGGTTCGGTAGCTGGACATGGGACCCGTGGGACGGAGACCGGCGTCGGCCGGCCCACCCGGGGCGTTCCATGCTGCGGCAGCGTCCTTTCGTAGCTCGCCTCCAGGAATCGGAGAGAGTTCAGACGCGGACAAGCGTCCATTCGAGGCCATACGGCCCGTCCTTTCAAATATGAGCCGGCTAGGGCTTGGGGTAGAGGTCGTTGCAGACCACGGGCTTGACTTCTGCAAGCCGTTGGTGGAGTGCCGCGACACGCATGTCGATGAACGACTGGGGAAGCGTCGGGAAGAGTTCCTTGATTAGGGGGGATTCGGTGTTGCGGATCTGTTCCCGAAGGAGATTGCGGACGGCCGCGCGGAGGGGGTCTCCGTTGAGTTCGCAGCTTTCGACCAGCCCGTCCCGCAGTTCGCTGGAGAAGTCGGCAGTCGTGGTGGTCTGGTTGGCGAGGAGGAAAACGGAAATTCCCCCGACGGCAAGCAGGAGAACCAGGCTCAGCACAAATGCCGCCGCCGCGAGCTGGGTCCCCTTGATCCTTCCCCCGACGAAGCGCGGCTGGTCCATCTAACTCGCTCCGGAGAGGCTTAGGAGGAGAGACGCAGCGGCGACGAAGAACATCAGAAAGGTTCCAGCGGCGGCCCAGAGCCCTCGCTTCACCCAGGTCAGCTCATGGCGGATTTCAGACAGGTCCTCGCGGGTTTCCCGTAGCACCGTCCGATCCACCGAGATATCGGTGTCGTGCCGCGCCGAGGTGTCGCGAAGCCTAGTAATGGAATTTTCGGCGGAATCGAGCCTAGCTTCGTGGTTGCGCAGGCGGAACTCAATTGCGTTCGCCTCCATCTAGCCCCCGTACTTTCCCGCCGCTTCGGCAAAGCGCCCCGTGTATCCCCCGCCCATCCCTTCGGCGGCTGCCTCGAATCGACCTTTGGTGTCGCCAGAGGACCTAGCCGCGGCCTGTTCAAACCTGCCACCAGTTTCTTCGGTTTGTGCGTTGGGGCCGGTTTTCCAAGCGTTCTCGACGGCTTCAAGGAGTTCCTTCTGTAGATCGGTGAAATCGCTGGAGGGCGGAAGGAAAGGGGCCTCTGCCTTCTTCACCCCGCCGCTCGCTGCTTCAGCTTCGTGGATTTTCTGAAGCACGTCGGGAAGCAGCTCCGGTTTCGGCTTGCCGCCGTTCCCGTAGAGCAATTCTTGGACGATCTTCGCGTCGAAGGGCCCGGGGATATCGCCTTCACCGTACTTCGTGGCGAATTCTTTGCTGAGGTCTTCAGCGCCTTTGAAGTTCTCGCCCGACTGTGGGATGAAGGGATTGAGGAGTGAGCGTTCCGGCTTGTTGGGGTCGAACGCTTCGAACGCCTTGGAGGCTGGGGACTGCCCTCCGAGTTTCACCCCTGCGATGCGAACGGGGGCGGGTAGGGCGAGGAGCGCGTTGATAGCTGCTTCTCCCCTAGGGATACTGGCCTCTTCTCCGGTGAAGGGTTCTACGCCCGTGGTCGCGGTGATCGCAGCGCCGAGGAAGGGGTTGGCGCTCGAGAGCACCGCGGCGGGGTTCCCCGAGGCGATGGCCTGCGTGATCGAGGACTGCCCCGGGGAGATGCGAGCGCCTCCGGGGAGCACGTCGGTTTCTCCCGCTGCATTTTGGTAGGCCGGAAAGGCGTAGGCGACCGGGTTCCCCAAAGGACCGCCGACGAGTTTCTCGAGCTGGTTGGAATTCGCCTGCCCCATCAGGGCGAGGATGGTGGCCCGGACCGGATGCTCTTTCGGGAAAGCCCAGAGGGCCCAGCGGAGCGAGTACCGGATGAAGGGGTAGAAGATGGTGAACGGGGCCAGGGCGCGCTCGTAGCGCGTAAAGGCGGTCCAGTTGCCCTGCACGGCGTCTACGTGATCCTCTATCCGTTCGCGGTATGGCTTGCCCTCTTTGGTGTTCAGCCAGTCCCAGAGCTCAGCGCGTGATTTACCACGGAATTTCTTCGCGATGGCCTTCTCATCGTCGAACAGATGAGTTAGCCCGGAGTGCCAAGAGCGAAAGCGTCGGTCGCCCTCTGCCGCATACATCGCTTTGCGGTAGGCGTTCTGCCGGCGCACGTCGACCTCACCCAACGCACGGAGCTTGGCGAAGGACAAGGCGGAGCGTGCGGATTTCCCCCGCGTCATCGCCTCCGCGCCCTTCTCCCAGGTCTCGGGGGTGTAGGTCTCTATCTCCTCATGGGGCTGACGGAGTGAGGCGGCGTTCAGGGGAGAGACGCCTGCGGTGGCGCGGAGCTCGGGATGCCGATCGCCATAGCGCTTGGAGTCTCGGTAGAGCTGAGCAAGGTAGGCCGGATTGGCCAGGTGCGGGTGAGAGATCAGCATCGGAACTCCCTCGGCCACGGTCTGTGCGACGAGCCATGCCGGGTTGGTCCCGAGGATCAGACGGTTGGAGACCTTCGCGAACTGGCCCATCGCCTCGGTCAAGATGTTGTGCTCCGGGGAGATCTGGGCCTTTGCCTCCTTGATCGCCTCGCGCGGGACGAGGACGAAGGGCTCATTGCCTGGCGACTTCCCGCTGAGCGCGTCATCCATGATCCCCTGGAGCTTCTTGTCTCGCTCCACGTCCTTCAGGAACGGATCGTCAATCGCGTTGTTGAACTCCCTGTAGGCGAGGCGAGCGACTGAGCGAGGGTCGAACTGGCCGCCCTCCGGATTGTCCTTCGTCTTGCGGCGGGTGAGCATGGCCCAGTCTTTGGACCCCTGCCCCACGGTCTCTTGTTTGCCGTCTTTCGTGAAGGGGATGGCGAACTCGTCAACGATGTTGCGGACAAACTCCTTGCCGGCGGCGCGGGAGCGAGGCTTGGCAATCGAGTTGCGCACCAAGCCTTCGAGCGAGCGGTCCAGTTCGTTAGCTGCCGCCAGATGCCCTTCTCGCGCGTACTCTTTCCGGCCGATCGGAGTTGGGAAGCGGTTCTCCAGCCCTGCGCCCTTGTCTCCCGAGGCTGAGGCGTGGGCGGTGAAAACGGCCTTCTCTAGGCCGGCCTCTTTCCTTGCCGATTCGACCTTGTCCACGTACTCCTTGAGGAGGCGGTCTTCGTAGGGCTGGTCCTTAACCTCGATCTTCTTTTTGACGCCGTCTATGGTCGCCCAGCGCTTCTTAGTGCGGACATTTGCTTTCCGCCTAGCCCCCTTCTCGGCCTCCTTGAGCATGCTCTGGGTGCGAGCAAGGTCCTCCTCGATCACCGACCGGCCCCAGGGTGGTGCTTGGTTGAGGGCTTTTCGTTGGCGCTTGCGAAGCTCTTTGAGGCGCAACGCTGCGTCGGCCCAAGAAGTAGCCCCGAATTCATCTCGCTTATGGAGGGGGACCGTGTGCTCGGGGCGGGGGATTCCCAAGATGTCCCCTTGGGGGAGGACGCGTGCCCTCTCCCCCTTGCCAGCCTGAGCCGCCGCAGTTCCCTCGGCCGCCTTCCCGTAGTGCTTTAGGGCCTCTTTGATCGCCTTGCTTTCGAAGATCTCCGGGTGGAGGTCGGCGTAGTCCAGGGCGTGGATCAGCTCGTCGTCTCCCACCGTGCGTTCCATCGATCGCCTGATGGCTGCGGCCTTCTTGCGGCTCCCCGCCTCCTCTGCCTTTTTCAGTTCGCCGGCGAGCTTTGCGCGAGCCTCGGGCCCTCTGCTGCGGATGAGGTCGGCGCCCTCTTTGTTGCGGATGCCGTACTCGGCCAGAGTCTGAATAGCGACGTGCGAGCCCTTGGGGGCCTTGGCGAGGGCGTGAAGGAGGTTGTTGGTGTGCTCGGCCGTAGCGACCCTATGCGGGTTGTCGGTGCGCGCCTTGATGACGGAGACCCGTTTGCGCTGGTTGTGCCGCGCAGCGAGACCGGAGACCTCCTGCTCAACACCCTTGGGGGCGTGGCGGATCTTCAGGTTCCGCTTCTCCTTCATCGGAAGCTTGTCGGTGGTGGCGAGCCCCCTGCGGAGTGCACCCCCAGCACCTCGAGCCTCGCCACGCGCAGCCTTGAAGGCACGGGTTTTCGTCAGGGCGGGGATCGGAGTAAGCAGAGAGAGCGAGCCTTCTTTACGAGCCGCTTCTTCTGCCTTCTTCGGGTCCCCTGAAAAGGCGGTACCTACGATGTGCCCGATGCCTTCGGCCTGTCCCTTCGCCTCTTCCTCGAGCGGCTTCGGGGTTCCGTGAGCGACGGACTCAACCGCCGAGGCGCCGAGAGCTACGGGGCCAGTGATCGCAGCTGGTAGGGCGCGGAGGGTCGTCTTAAGCGTTTCCTCCGGGTGGTTGACGATCGCGCTGGCTGAGCCTTCTGCAAACGCTCTCGCGCGTTTCGTCACATCTCCGGGGAGAACACCTTCGGGAAGGACAACGGCGCCAGCGTAGCCCGACCGGAGGGGGTGCTTCGCGGCAGTCTTGCTCGCAGCTTTCGCGGCGGCTTTTTGGCCCTTCGCGGTCTTCAGCTCGGGGGCGCGTTTGGCGGTTGCAATAGCTTTGCGGGGCGCAGCTTTGATCGCCTTGGCCTTCCGTACCGGCGCCTCTTTCGCCGCCTTGGCTGCAGCCCTCGGAGCACCCTTGACCTTGGCGATCACCTTGGCGGCGGTCTCAGCGTTGCTTGCCTCTGAGGCGACTTTCTGTAGGGCCTTCTCCCCCGCTCCCGCAGCCTCGGTGGCCGGAACGAATGCCGTGATCGTGGCGAGGGCCTGCGCTTCCTTCTTGGTCGGCGCCTCGTAGGACTTCTGACCCCCGAGCCCTTTTGGGGAAAGGTTCTTCTTCGCCTGCTCTACAAGGTTGTCCAGTTCGCCTTGGACGACGTGCCTGGCGGCGTCCCCGCCCGCGCGGAGAGAGGAGGACTTGTTCAGCCCGAGCGCGGTTTCGACAGCATCGAGCGGGTCGAACCCTCCGGAGTCCTTCGTGCTCGCCTTGAAGCCGGTCCCCTTGGCCTGTTCGTAGCGCTTGCTGAGAGCGGCTTTGTAGCGTTCTGCGGCCGTCGCCGGTTCGCCGCGGTGTTCCCGTTCCTGGATGACCTTCGGGCCGGGAGGGAGAGGCTGGGTCTTGTCCTTCCCCTCATGTTCGCGGCGTTCCTTGGTCGTCCCCATAACGGGGGGGTTGCGTTTCTTCCGCCCACCCTTCGAGGCGAAGCCTGGTTTGGTTTTCCCAAGGCCGGCCATTACCGACCTAGCGAGTTTTCGTTCGGGTCTTCTCTAATGAGCTGGTTCTGATGGCGCTTGCGGTAGCGCTTGATCGCTCGCGCGGCGTCCGAGGGGCTAACTTCACTTTCTGAAGCGAGGATGCCCTGGAGTTCGGCCCACTCGGCTGCGTTTCTCGGTGGCCCCCCCGCTGCGTTGATAAGGGCATTGAGCGAGGAGAGCGCGTTGTTCAGACCCTCTGGCGTCGGGTGTGAGGTGCTGTCGGAACCCGGGTGCAGCGCCTCGTAGCGGTCGGTCTGCGCATTCTTCGCCGCGGTGTTCGCGTTCTGCTGGTCGATACCAAGCCCAGCTTCCTTCAGCTTCTGTTCTTCCAGGTGTTCTTTGTATTCGCGCTGAGCCTTTGCAGCTTCGGCTTTGGCGCTGAGCGCCTGGCCTTTGGCTTCGAGGTGGAAGGCGTCTTTCTTCAGCTTTAGTTCGCGAGCTTCGGCGGCTTTCTGGCCGAGGGTTTTGGTCGCGTATTCGCCCCGCTCCTTGCTCAGATCCCGGAGGTCGTTGCGGATCGACTGTCCGCGTTTTGACTCTCCCACCATGCCGGCGACTCGTTGGCCGGAACCGATCCTGCGCTGGTTGGCTAGGTAGCCGTACTGATTAGCCCCTTGCCCCGCGGTAACAGCTCCGAGGGTTCCGAGCTGGGTATTCCGCTGGGAAAGGGCAGCGTTGGCAGTCCCCGTGGTCGCAGCGTTGGCGGCGCTCGCGTCCTGCCCTCGGAGGGCGGCGGCCTGAGACTGGGAGGCGTTCAGGGCTGAGGTGTTGGCCGTGTCTACCGCGGAGCCGGTGTTGATCAGCCCTTGGGTCTGTGCGGCCGCATCGGCGTATGCCTGCTGCGTCTGGGCCTGCGACTGACCGACGGTCTGGAGGTATTCATTCCACCAATTGCCTACGTCCTTGACCCGTTTTTCAGAAGCTCGGAGGTTGGCCTTGGTCTGCTGTTCCACCGGGTGGTAGGCAAGATTCGTGGCGGCGGTGGTTTCCTGGTGGAGCTGTTTGTTTGAGGGCAGTTGCAGATAGGCGTATTCGTTCCGCCCCTGCTTGGGGGCCTGGCTGGACTTGTCGGGGATGACGGTGTAGGAGGGCCCGTTCTTCTTCTGGGAGTTCCCCTTGTTCTTGCCCGGGTTCTTGCTCTTGTTCGGGTTGGGGTAACCCACGCCGCCGTTGCCAGCCATCTATTTCGCTTTCCTTCCGGGTCCGACCGCGATTTTTTTGGTTTCCGTTTTGCCCGTCTTGTTGTTTTTGACCTTGACCGTCCCCGTGCTCGGGGTTCCTTGGAGGTAGGCAGGTAGTGGGTTGGATGCCCCACTACCTCCTCCCCCACCGGCCGGCGACTCTTCCGGTTCGAGTTCGGCGCGCGAAGCGTTTTCGATTGACTTCCAAAGAGCCGCGTTGACTTCGTCCTGGCGCTGGTTGAACGCAGCAGTTCCTTCGTCCATGTTCTGCTGAAGCGCCTGCCGATACAAGCCTTCGAGGCTGCTTCGTTCCTGCGCGCTGTGTTCACGGTTGTAGGTTTCCGCGTTCTGAGAGGAACCGGAGTAGAGCTGGCCCGCTGAGGCTAGGGAGGTGCCCGCTGCGCGGTTGGCGCGCTGGTAGCTCTTCTCGAGAAGGGAGGCTCGGGAATAGGGGTTCGCGTTGTAGTCGTTGAACCCGGGCTCCAAGCCGTATTCCTGCTGCAGGATGCCCTTCTTTCCCTGCAGCCCTAGGAGCGTGTTGTTGTAGCGGGCGTTCGCGCTGTTGACTGAAGTCTCGTAGGCGGCATCCCACGGGCGAGGAGTAGAGGAGCTCGAGGCCGCGCCGGCAGACGAGGGGGCAGGGGCCGCCGGGGGTGAACTGTACGGAGCGCCCCCGTAGCCCTGCGCCTTCTCTCCCCAGGGTTTGTCTTCCCCCCAGTAGGGATAGAGACCGCTGGTCTTGTTCCCGGTGATCCCAGTGGTGGGACCCTTCCCAGCGCTACGGGGTGCGGAGGTCCCACCCGTGGCGGGGCGGGCCTGCGGTTTGACCGCTTTCTGTGAGAATGCGCGTGCGAGTTGTGCCATTTAGGTTGCCTTGATCATGAAGCCGAACGCAGAATCAACCTGCGCGCCGGTGTTAGGGACGGCGGTGAAGATTTCGAAGACTTTTTGGGCCGTGCCCGTGGACCTGGCGTAAGCGCCTCCATATGCGATAGCGACGGCCACGCCAGCGCTCGCGAGTTCAGTAGAGAGGGTGATTTTGTAGGCGCCGAGCGCGGTTTTTTCGGAGGTGAAGCCTTCTCCGGATTCTTTTTCGCCATTCGCTTTCACCGCACCCGCGAGAGTCGGCTTGGCTAGGTTTTTGTCGGATACCGTTTTCTGGGTGAGATTCGCCCCGGCAATAGGGAACTGCCTGGCTATTGCGTCTAGGCATTCCTGGGTAGCAGAGTCGTTAACGGTTGACGGAAGGGGGAGAGTCACCTAGCCTCGTTTCATAGTGATCAGGAGCCTTCAACTAGCCGTGGGCCTTTTAATTGGAGCCGTGCTCCTGCTGGCTGCGGCGGCGATCGTTTGGGGCGGGGGTCATCTGCTGGTTAAGGGAGCGGATGAAGTGCTGCACCCGAAGCCTGGAATCGGGAAGGAATGTGCGCCGCCCGCCCCCGCCGCTGAAGGATCGTGCTAAGTTCGGATGCGACCAAACAACAAAGCGCCCCCGCGCGAGATCGCATCGCCGGGGGCCGGCCACCGGAAAAACAGGAGATTCCGATGACGACCAAAGCTTATTTCACGGCGCTTGTCCTCGCTCTCGCCTTCATGGCGTTCGGCGTATCCAGCGCGTCAGCCCAGCCCCCATGCGCGAAGCGCAAGTGTGCGGTCCAGTTAACCGCGACCACCCATGCAAAGCATTGGACTGTCCCCGGACACGTTGGGGAAGCTTGGCTCCTATACCTCAACGTCTACGCCGACAACGAACGACTCAGCTACCTGAGACTGAATGGCGGCTGTGACGCCTCCTACGCCTCTTCGGATGTATCGGTGATCCTCCACGCCTGCGGAACGCAAAGCAGCATGGACTACGTCTCATTCGCGGGCGCACGCGCACTTCGGATTGAATACCGCTACGTCAAACGCTAGAAGCCGTGGACCTCGGCCTTAAGTTTTCGTTCCTTGACAGTCACCGAACCTGACGTGGCGCGAAACTGAATTGCCAGACTATAGGTCCCCGCCGTAAGGGCCTCGATCTCGACCCAAGACGCCCCGACAGCGCTCAAGCTGCTCACTTCGGCGCCCGTGAGGAGGATTTTGGGAGTGCCACTCCCCAGACCGGCTGTCGAGAGAGCATGGAAGGTCGTTCCAACCGTGGATTCTTCAGCCGTGGAAACGTTGAGGACGGTCGCTATGGCAGCCCCATTGAGCGTAAGGGCGGCCCTGCCTGCTGCAGCAACTGAGCTTTTCCAGACTGCCGTAAAGCCGACGCGGATAGTGCCGTTGGTGGGCACGACAACTCCCGTGATTTCGTCAGGCGTGCTTAACGTGCCAAAGGTGGCCGATTCGCGGGTCTGTTCGGTCGCCACGATGGTCGGCGTATACCACGTGCCGGCAATCCCCTGCGCTCCACCTTCGAGCTTCGAGCGAGCGATGTTCGCGCTTGCCGCAATGTTTTCATTGTCGAGTTTGCCGTTGATTACTTCCGCGAGCGCATTGTCGTTCGCTTCGACATCGGCCCATTCATTAGTGCCGGTCTGATTCGTGCGGGGAAGGGTGACTTTGGACATTTATCCGTAAATGGTTGAGGGTTTGCGGGTCTCTCGTAGGTGGTGGTCAATGCGGTGAATCGACCAGGTCTTGTTCAAGATTGCCGCCGAGAAGTAGACGGAGACGACGGTTCCTCGGAGGGCAACCCGGCGCTCGGCTGCCATGAGGCCGCTTGGCGTCTCCCATTTCCCCCCGCCCCAAGTTGATTCGTTCCATTTCGTCCCTGAAGATTCTTCAAGACGGAGCGTTACGAGTTTGCCGACGCCCTGTTTGAAGTCGTACCCCAGCGCCATTGAGACTTCCCCGGTCCCCCAAACCTTGGAGCTGCGGATCGTCTTTACATCGGGACTGCCGAGGTCAAACCAGCCTGAACGCCAGAAGGAGGAGGTGGCGGTGCCGTCGTCGTTCGTGAAGCTCGAGCCATGGCGACCGATCATCTTTTCCCCCGATGGGTAGCCAAAGAGGAGTTCGGGCGCCGAGGACACTCGGAAGCTGGCGAGGGCGGAGCCGGCGAAGCTGTAAAGGCTCCACCACTGCTGTTCGGGGTCGTAGACGAGGGTCCGGCTGTTGGCTTCCGTGGTTGGGTAGCTCAGGTACAGCCGTTCGTCGTGCAGGGTCGCCGCAGCGTTCGTGATAAAGCCGTGGGCCAGAACACCTCCGGTGTAAAAGGGCGAGATATCCCCGGACCAGATCGGTTCAATTCGGGAGGAGAGAAGTTCTGGCTCCCTGCCAGTGGTGCGGTGCATCCCGTAACGGGACATGAAGTACACGCCGTTTGCGTCCGCACAGAGCGTCCTTGGTGAGACACAGCCAATGCCAGTGTCCACCCGCCGGAAGTTAAAGACAGGATTGCCTTCGGAATCCGTCGAGTTCCCGAAGAAGACGAAGAACTTCGTCTCCTTGAAGACAATGACCATCTCGCGCCAAGCGATTGCCCCAGTTATCGCCTCGCCATCGCCGGGGTCGAGCTGGACCGAGTTGTTCGGGTTGGCCGCCGTGCCTGCGGTCTTCCAAGCTTCCGGGTTGCCAGCCTCGGAGAAGTAGACCGTTGAGACCGAGGAGGTCGCAGCGTTGGGCCCTCCGGTGGTCGTGGCATATCCCGCTGCCACAAGGCGGTTGTCGGGGCTCTGGATGCAGAGGTACTTCGCCTTCGGCATCGCTTTGGCCGCTTCCCCGTTGACGGTCGCCGTGGGGGCTTTCCATTCCGTCGCCGTCCACTTGCGGAGCGTGTCGGTCCCGTTCCCCGCAAAGCAGACCTCTTCGTTCGGGGAGCCGAAGCGACAGAAATCCCAAGGCCCTCCCGATAGGCCGGTGGCAGAGGCTTTGACCGTGCCCCCGGTTTCTATCGCCTCTAGGCGCGTCCCTGCCCCTGCGAGGAGGTGCTTGGTGCCAGAGGACGTGTAGAAGGGTTCAAGGCTGTCTACGCGGTTCGTGAGGGCGGCAGTGAGGTTGTCGTAGCCGTCCCTCTGCTGGATCGCCCCTTGGTCCGTGAAGTTGACATCCATCGCGTCGATGCACTCGGCCGGATCTACGGCGTCAGGCTTCGCTGCGAGGTTCAGGCCCTTCCCGAAACCTTGAAAGGGATAAGAGACATACCCACGCGCCGGCATCAGGAGAGCGCGAAGGGATCGGTTACCTGAATGAACTGCGAAGGGCCGTCCCTGTAGACATCGAGCAGAACGCCTTCCATCCTTGCGAGGCGGGCTTGGAAGGTGGCTTCCTTGGACTGTCTCAGTTCAAAGTCGTCCGAGTTTTCGTATGCCCTGGCTACCGCCCCGTCCACGATCACCGAGTGGAAGCGTTCCGGGAGAAGGGGGGTGGAGCTCGTTGAGAGTTTGGTCGGGTTCTTGTAGTAGCGGACGGAGATGGTGTCCGTCGCAACGGGGAAGACCTTGACCTGGGTTTCCCCGCTGAGGTAGTAGTAGCGCGGGGTCCCTGCTTCTTCGAGGTTGTAGCTCCGGTCGGTGATGTTGCGGCGGTCCATAGGACGCAGCTTGACTTCCTGAGTCGTTGAGGAGACAGACTCGATCGAGCGAAGGTCGGAGATAGTCAGGGGAGCGGTGCCGGAGGTACTCGCCTCGAGGAAGGGCCAATCCTGGATATCGCAGATATCGAGAAGGTAGGCGTCGTTCAGGAATTCGATGCACTGACCCGTCGTCAGGTAATCGAACCCTTCGGCCTGCATGCGCGACACCATTTCTTCACCAGTCATGCCACTTTCCTCAGCACTTTCGAGCCGTCATCTCTGTAGATGCGGCCTTTGACCCGCTTCGCCGCCTTGAAGTCAGACACCATCTCGTCCCGGCGCTGTTCGGTTTCGAGTTGCCGTTGGGCCGAGTAGTCCACCTGGCCCAGGGCCTTCTCTAGGGCTCCGGGCTTGCGGAGGTCTCGTTCGGCGAGTTCGCGGAGGATTCCCGAGTCCGGGTCCCTGTAGCCACCGTCAGGGGTGGTGATGGGGGCAAAGAACGGAATCGGGCCTCGCTTGTGGACGTGCCATCGGCCCGGCACCGCACCCGGAGGGAGGGACTCCGGGGCGGCGTCGTGCCTTACAAAGACCAACTCCAGGTCTGGATGGAGCGCGGTTAGCGCTTCGCTGATCGCTCGCCCAGCCTTCGCCTGATGGTCCCTGTATTCCTCAGCCTCGATGCGAGCCCTGATATCTGGGGGCACTAGGCCGAAGTTGTCTTTCACCAGCCGTACGCCTCCACCTGCGCGACCACTTTTTCGACGTTTTTCGTCGAGGCAACCTCTTTCGAGGTTTTCGCGTTGATGAGGTGGATCTTTTCAGTGCTCGGCGTGTAGTAGCCCGAGCTGACTGGGAATTCGGATTCGTTTTCTGATCCGTTCAGAATGCTCACGTCGGCGCTCTCGACGTAGGAGAGGCCGAGTTCTTTGAACGTCAACGGCTCCCCTTCCGACTGATAGGAGTTGTCGAACGTGACTTTCTTGGTGGATTTCCGCTGCGCCCCTATCACGCGATAGGGCAACGCACCGATGTTTTCGACCGTGAGGGCCATTGTGTTGTCCTTTCCGGCTTTAGGGGGAGAGACCGAAGCCCCTCCCCCATCGCCTATCGCTTAGGTGAGCGCGGTGAAGCGGTAGCCGTCGTTACGACGGTTAGCGCCCAGGTTCATCCGGTAGGAGAGCTTCCCGCCGTAGGAATCAGTTCCCTGAATCCAGGCAAGCTGCGCGCCGCCGGTGACTTTGTTCTGCCAGTAGGGCTTGTCCACGGCCACGATGAAGAGGTGGTCGTAGGAACCCAGGTACAGCTCTGCATCCCAGCAGTCCGGATCGGCGACAATGTCCATGCCGTTCCAGGTAGCCGTCTCGTCCGAGCCGGCGGTCAGACCCTTGTCAGAGCTGAAATTGACCTGCTGCTGGAGCTGTTCGTAGAACTTCCGCTGCTGCTTCAGACCCGTGAGCAGGAAGTTGGGGTTTTTGCCCCTCTTCTGCCGGATTTTCTGCTGAGCGGCCAGAAGCGCCCCGATGGTAAGCGGGATCGATTCTTCGTTCAGCGTGGCCTTCCATAGAGGCTCAGACGAGCTGGTCAGCCCACCGAGTTCCGTGGTGTTGTAGATGTTTTTCAGGCCGTTCATCTCGTACGAGGTTTCCCCCGCTCGAGCGTCCTTCTGGGAGACGTAGTCGGTCGTCGCCTCGTTCGTGACGTTCCCGGATGCGACCGTGAAGGCCACATTGGTTTCGTCAAGCGCGGTGATTTTCGACCCGTTGACACGGAGGGCCTCTTCCGTCGCGCTCCCTACGTCGACCGGCTGGCCGATGAAGAGCCATCCACGTTCAAGCGCCTGGGCGCCTTCGGTGGTGTTGAGGTCAACGTTGTTCGAGGACGAGGTACGGCATTTGCAGATCCTGCCGGTCCCGTCCATGAAGAGCATCCGGGTGAGCTGGCGGTTCATGTCCGTCAGAGCGCCCGAGATCTCCTCGTCTACTGCACGAACGATGGCATCGCCGTCAGTGACGTCGATCGCCTCGCCCTGCACTGCCACTTGCTGGTGGAAATGCTTGTACTTGAACTCGGCCTTGTTGTAGCCCTGCTGGCCGGCTTCGTTCAGGGTGCCTCCACCTTCCGGCAGGGAGGTGAAGCCACCGTTGCGTCGAGTGTGGAGCGGAACCCGGGCAGTCTCACCGACGGTGTAGCGGTCGGTCTTCTTGAGTTTGTCCAGGAACGGGGTTTCTGAATACAGCTGGTCCTCAAAGCGGCGCTGGGTCCATACACGGTCCAGAGCGACGGTGAGGGATTCAATCGTCGCAGCCATTGCGAGTTGTCCTTTTCGGTTAGGACCCCTCTGCCTCCATGACTTCCTTCATGTACTTCTGTCGAACGTCAGGATCAGAGAGATCTAGTTTCTCCTCACCCGCAGCTCCGACTGGCGCTTTTGGTGCTTTCTTGGTGGTCAGGTACTCGCTAAGGCGGGCTTCATCGCGCGCCTTTAGAGCTCTGACTGCACCCTCTAGGTCTGGACGCCCGTCCTCAAGACGGTTGTTCAGGGCGTCGTTTTTGACGAAACGCTTGTCCTCAGCGGAGAGCTTTATGTCCTCCGACTTTTCGAGTTCACCGATCGTGTTGTCGATGTACTGGCGCTCCAGCTCTTGGAACTGCTTTTGCTGTTCGGCTTCCTCTTTCGAGGAGAGCTGGGATTTGATCGCCTCCAGTTCCCGCGCTAGGCGGTCCGTGGGGTCCTCAAACTCGTCTACTTCCGCCGCTTCTTCGGCTTGCTGGACCTCTACGCCCAACTGCTGAAGAGCCTGCACCTGTGCCTCGGGGCCGTGATCGCCCCTAGCCGCAGCGATTAGCTGTTGGCCTCGGGTGTATTCCGGGACCAGCGACTCATAGCGCTGCTGGTAGTCAACTGCGGGTTGCGTGTCCTCTGCGGGTTTCGTCTCCTCGACGGCCGCATCGGGCGATGGCGTGTCCTGAACCTCGTCAGGGGCCTGGGTTGCCTCATCGGGCATGTGTATGCACTCCTTGTGTAGCCGGGGCCTGAAGGCGTGTCCGGCGTGATGGCCGGGGCCGCGTTCTCAGCGCGGGTGTCCCGTTAGCGCGTGTGCGCTAAGACTGTGAGAAAAGTTCGGTCTGGTCGGGCATCGGCGGCGGCGATGGTTTCCGCGCCGCGTTGTTCATCCCGAGGGCTTCGGCGGTCTGTTGCTGCGCCTGTGCCGCCTCAGCGTTCTGTTTCGCTTCGATCTGCAAGAGGGCGTCGTAGTAGGTGTTGGCTGCCTCTTGAGATGGCGGGTCGAGGTCGTCGTACTCGGTGGACTGCATCCAGTCCTCGAATACGTCTCGCTGCACTTTGATCTTGTCGAAGGGCCGGGGCATCCAGCCGGGGACGTATTCGTTAGGGACCTGTTCGACTTCGCCGGTTTCTGGGTTTTCGACTTCTTCGAATCCAGGGTCCTCGTTGCCGAACGGCCGGCGGGGTGAGGAGTTGAAGAGGACTTCGGGGCCTTCGGTGATCTTGAGGATGATCAGGTTGGCTCGAGCTACGGCCCGTTCGTAGGTCTCGACGAGTGATTCGGCGGTGCCGTTGTTGATCGCTGCCATCGCCGCGTGGGGAGAGATCCAGCCCCTGTCTGCGAAGGCGAGGATCTTCTTTTCGATCCCTTCGCGCGTCCGCGGTTCCAGGGAGTCGGGGGCTACGCGAACGTCGGTCTCGTCGCAGAGCTGGGAGCCGTAGAAGTCGGCGATAGGCTCGATGCCTCTCTCCCCTCGCACCTTCAGGAGCCGGGGCTCCGTGTAGTGGCGCTGGACGAGATAGAGGCAGTGGCGGGCCAGGCGGGCGTCGAAGCGGGCGAGGTTCTTCAGGAAGTTGGCGCGGCGGGAAGCGTCCTTTTCAAGGAGGGCCTGAATCCCCCGGCCCGATTCCACCTGCGAGGGAATGTCGTTCTGGGCAGCGATGCGGGCCATATCCGCAATCGCTTCCTCCTTCAGTTTGAAGAGCTCCGCGGGGATCTGGGGGACCTGGCGCCAGACCGCTTCTCCCGACCCCCTGGCGTTGAAGACCGCTCCCGGCTCGTCGGTCAGCTTGTCGAGCAGCTTCACATTCTTGAGGAGCAACTGCGGGTTGAGGGCGAGGTTCACCCACTCCGAGGTCTTGGAGACGGCATGGTTGACCTGCCGCTGGGAGTCGAGGAGGTGTCGCACCAGGCCCGACCCCCTCTCCTTGGAGGGGTCCTCGGCATAGGTCAGGCGGTGAAGGACTGGCTCATCGCAGATATTCCCTTCCCCGTCTACGCATGGGTAGGGCCGCTCGGGGACGATGACACGGTCGTTCGCCATCGTGACCCACCGTCCAGAGGGATTCTGCGGGGAGGGGCGCTCTAGGTAGTCCTTGACGAGGACGAGTTTCGACTGGGGGTTGACCTCGGTTTCAACGTCCGAGGTTTGAGCGTCGGCATTGAGATTCCCGCCGACGTATCCCTCCATCGCCATGACTTCCGAGATGTCCCGCGCCTGTTCAAGACCGATCCAGCGCGACTGCTCAAACTTAATCCCCGGCTCCCCAAAGACTTCATTGGGGCCATAGACCCGAATGGCGATCTCGCCCTGTCCGACAAGGCCGCCTTCTCCGTCATCGAGATAGGGGCCCACCGTGGAGTCCCAATAGGGCCACGCAAATCCTTCATCAGCGACCACCGCGTAGCGGACTACCTGCTCGAGGGCCCTGTCTACGCCCCACTTTTCGTAGCCGTAGTAAAGAACCTTCCGGGCCAGTCGAGCTGCTGAGATGCGGCGAGGCTCCGTGCCGGAAGGGGAAACTTCGTAACCGGGAACGCGCTGGGTGGCAGCGGCTACCTCGGTCTCGACAATGTCGAAGATGAAATTGCGGACCGCCCTAACCCGGTGGGGTGCCTTGCCACCGGCCTCCCCATAGGAGCTGGTGGTGGTCGGGAGGGATTTGAGGGCGTTCTTGGCATCGAGGTAGCGGTACTGTTCCCCGCGCGCGTGCGCCAGGCACTCGTTCCGCTTGGGCGCGTCTTCGCGCATCGCATCCCGTCCCCGCTTCATGCGGGCCGAGATGTCCTCGGGTACCTCCATTTTGTCCGGGTTTATGGCCCGTTTGACGGCGTCGAGAACCGCCATTACTGGTACTCCGAGTCGTCGTCGAAGCGGGCGTAGTCCGGCTCCCCGCTGGGCTCCTCGTCAAGGAAGGGGACCACCTCCGGGGCTTGGATACGGTCCAGGAGCCCTTTGCGTTCGAGCCTCCAGGCATCCTCGCGGATGCGGGTCTCCTTGGCATGGAGCCACCCCTGAAAGACCAAGGCGCCGATGAGGAAGGCGCAGAAGATGAGGAGAGCGATAGTCAAGTTAGTCCTGTGGAGGGTTGTGTAAGCGGTAACGTCTTCCGAACGGCCGCCTTGGTTGACCGGAGCCTGCTTTGTGTTCTGCTTCAGCGTTGGCGGTGAGGGAACCAGTTCCGGTGAGTTCCGCTTTAGCGAGCCGCGTTGCCGTTGCTTTGGCCGAAAGGGAGCCGGCCCCCGTCAGGCTTGCTCTGCCCATGAGGGTCTGGAGGGCTTTGGCGCTGAGGGACCCCAGCCCCGAAAGGGATGATTTGGCGAAGGCGGTTCTCAAGCCAACCGCTGAAAGACTCCCGGTCCCCGAGAGCTGAGCTTTAGCCAAGCGGGTAGAGATCGCTTTGGCCGTGAGGGTGCCGGTTCCCGTGAGTTCCGGTTTTACGAAGGTGGTCCGAAGGCCGACCGCGGACAGAGCCCCAGTGCCGGTCAGGGCGGCTGCGGCTTCGACCGTTTTCCCTTCGGCGACGCCTTGGATGATGATCTGGCCGATGCACATGACGCGGGCGACCGAGAGCGTGACTTTCGGTTCTCCGGTCGATTCGTTCGGGAGCGTGTCGCGAGTTGCGACGTAGATCCCAATCGTGTTGTCCTGGCGCTCGGTCCAGTTGGTCGGCGGGGTCCCCGTTCCAGTCTGGTTGATGGTGCCGCAGACGATCGACATCGTCCCGGTCTTCCCGGGGTTCAGCGCCGGTGCTTTGTGTTCCGTCGAAGAGGTCTGGCCAGCGAATTCTTTGGCGAGGACGGCTTCGGTCGCGTGGGGTTCTTTGATCGTGATGATCTGGCCGGCCACGTAGCTCGTCCCGCTGAGGTTCACGGTATGGGTTTTTTCGCCGGCTTCCGCTGCGTAGCGCCCATACCAATAGGCGTGGTTGATTTCGCCGGTCGTGACTTCTTTTTCCCCGAGTTTTTCCCAACCGGTCGGGGTGGTCGCGGTTTTGCTCGCGTTGCCAAGCAGGACCGGAAAGACCAAGTAGTCGCCAACTACCGTCGCCGAGTTGGTTTTGGCTTCCAGTTTCGTCGCTTCTGCGCCGCCCGCAACGGTGCCGACAGCGCGATAGGCGGCGGCCATCTAGCCCCCTACGGAGGCTTTGGTGCTGCCACAGAGGAGCGGTCCCCAGTAGAGGGTCGCTTGACCCGGGATCATCCCCTTCTTGCGGTACTGGGCGATGCGGACGTTGTTGGGTCCCCCGTTGTTCGTGCTGTTGCGGAGCGCGGCCGTGGTTTTCGGCATCGAGAGCTGCCCGTTGAGGTAGATCTCAAGCCAGCCGTTTTCCGAGAAGACCCCGTGTTGCATGATGTCCACCCACTTGCCGCGGGTTATCGGCGTAGACCAGCTGTGTTCCTCCCACTCGATGTTCCTGCCGTCGCTGCTTGACAGGTGCCATGGGCCGCTGCCCGCATACGGCGCGCCGTAGACCGAGAAAAGGGTCATCCAGCCGTTGAAGCTCGGGAAGTCGCTCGGGATGAGCAGTTTGGTCCGGAACCAGAACTCCAGCCCGGGAGTGACGAAGTCGGGCGATTCGAGCTGTGCCCGGGGATTGCCCGACTTGATCGGTTCGTCGGAGTCGTTGACCGTGAACTTGAGCACCTTCTGGCCCGAACCGAGCGGGTCGGCGACTTCGGTGACGCCACCGGGTACGAACTGCTTGCCGGGGAAGTCGCTTATCTGGTCCCCGAGGAAGATGTCGGGATTCGCCACCGGCGGGGGGGTCGGTGGCGGTTCAACTTTTGGGGGTTCTTCGGGCCTCCCGATTTTGGCTTCGATGGCCGAGAGGCGAACTTTCATTTCCGCCTCAAGCGCGGCGCGCCTACCTTCCTCCGCAACAACGAGATTGGAGACGCTCGTATCTCCAAACGCCCGGCGGTCTTCCTCCTTCTTGACCCGTTCCTGCAACGCTTTGAACTGCGTAGTGGTTACCCCGTCAGTCATGCTTCTCCTAGTCGAGCGATACCGAGAGTTCTTCGGCTTTGATTTCGAGGTTGTCGCCGGCCGTCAACGCCTTTTCAGCGGTGAGAGCGCCCGACCAAAGGGGGTTACCGGCGGCGGCGGCGTCCCAGAGCGAGACGTATTTGATCGTCTCGGTGGTAGACACCGCTTCCCATTTGAGCGCTGCCGAGTTTTTGATCACGCCCGAAGCGGCGGCGGCCCATGTGACTTTCTTGCGCGTCGTTTCGGCGGCCGCGTTAGAGGTGCCTTCCTCGCCCGGGTCCCCGGTATGGAGCTTCACGAAGACTTCGGCCACAGCCGCCGATTCGTTTTTGAGGCTGGCGACGAGTTTGGTCTCGAAGAAGTTCGCGATCGTCATGGCTCAAACGTCCGAGAAGCAGACTTCGATTTCCCCAGAGGCCGTGATGCCGGTGATGATCCCGCTGTAGCCGGTACAGACGTAGGTCCCGCCTTCTTTGTTCAGGCGGATGCCTTCGTTCGCTACGGCTGGTTCCCCAAGGGCGATGTAGACAGCGCTTTCGCCGTTGTTGCAGATGACGGCTTCGACGCGAGCGGGGTTCGCAGCGAGGACCGTCTGCGATTCGGTTTTCAGTTTTTTCTTGCCCTTGGGGACGGCGGCGGTGTCCGCAATCGTGAAGTTCGCCCCGGCAACTCTGCGCTCGGTCATTTCTTCTTCCCTTTACGCTTCTTATCGGCGCCGGTCGTATCCACTTTCTCGGGCTGAAGGGTGACCGGAGGGGGAACGGCGGCCGGGAAGTCCACGGCAAAGTTGCTCCCCTCGATCGCGGACACGCTGACCACGGTCGAACTCTCGGCGCGGTACTCGCCACCCTCCTTGAGGGTTTTGGACTTGTCCCCGTCGTTCACCGCAAGTACGCCGTTAGCGACGAAGATGCGGGTAACGGGGCGCTCCCACGAAGTGGACTCTCCCTTGTTGAGCGTGAAGACTTGGGTCTCCTCTGCCATCTAGATTCCTGCTCCTTCCTTCAGCTCCGCAGCGCGTTCGGTTGCATCTACGAACGCCTCGAGCTGTTCGACCTTTGCTCCGTAGGCCGCAAGCTGGTTCTTCAGCTCATCGACCTCCTTTTCCACTTCCTTGCCCGACACCATCCCGAGCAGATCGCGAGCGAGATATTCGACGTAAGACACCGAGAGGTAGCCGTAGGGATTCACCCAGGGGGCCACGATTCCGAGGTCGATGTATGGCCCCTCAAGGTCTCCCGAGAAGAGGCACTGGCCCGGAGGCATGGCTGCTTTTTCTACGATGTGCGGGTCCATCAGGTAAACGCTCCCATCGGTGGTGACGATTTGGGCAGAAGGGATTTCTCCTCTTGCCATGAAGGCTGGAAGTTCGGCTGGTACGCAGAACGGAGGGGTGCTTCCTCCTCGTCGCCATACCAAGTGCGGCTCATCACGCCGTAGCGCGCGGCGTCTATAAGCTCGTGACGGACGCGCTCGGTCTGGTTGACCGCTTTCCATTCGTCCAGTGCTTTCGGATCGCGGGCGTAGCGGACCGTCTGGTCGATCCCGTATTCGCAGTTCTCGGTCCACAGAAGCTCGGGGGGGTCTGCCTGTAGCCGGCGCTTGATCTCGAGGATTCCGGCCGCCCGGTTGTTCTGGCCCCATTCGGGGAAGATGTCCTCCCGGATGTAGGCCGCCTCGATCTGGTCCGCGTTGATCGCGTTCTGGTTGCGGGCCGAGGGGTCGATGACGTAGTTAATCTCCGCTTCCCGGAGCCGCCAAGCCTTGTTGCGCGCCTTGATCTCGTCCGCGACCACTGGGACGGTGGCCTTCTTCGGGAAGTACTCATCGAAGACGAGGCCGCGGTTCTCCTTGTCGAAGGCGATCCAGACCACGCCGCTGCGCTCTCGCCCGGGGTCGATCGAAACGACGATTTCCTGGCCCTTGAGGTGGTCGGGCGTTATCGGCTTGACAACGTGCCTGTCGGGCTCGAACTCTTCAAAGAACAGCCCTCCGAGGGAGACGAATTCGCCGTTCAGGCGCATCCGTTTCTCCTCCTCAGTCAACCCCTCCGCGTACTTGGCTATCGCTTCGGGGGAGTTCCAAGGGTTGTCCTCCATCCGCATGTGGAAGACGGAGATATCGGGCTCGTCTTTGCGGAGAAGGACATCGTCGTGGACCCAGGAGGACTGGCCCAAAAGGGGCGTCATCCCGATGATCTCGTCGCCGCCCGTGGAGATGAGGCGTGCTCGAGCCTCGGAGCGAAGCTCGTAGGCGTTGGTGGTGTTCGGCTCCTCGTCCCAGTGAATCCGGTGGACCTCTGCCGCCGCCCAAGCGTCCAGGTCCTGGTCATACGTTTTGAAGACGACCATCGACCCATTGGCAAGTGAGAGGATGGGGACGGGCTGTTTGCGAAAGCTTTTGCCGAAAGACCCCTCGATGAGCGCTTCCTTGGGGAGGAACTTTCGGAACAGAGGGAGGGAGTTGGATTCGTGCGTCCCACCCTTCGGCGCCCCCACCCAGATCACAACCGGCCCGTTGAACTTCTTGAACTCTTTCAGGTGATTCGGGACCAGCCGCTCGTCTACGAGCTGGATGATGTCGTCGACTACGCAGGTGACCGTCTTGCCCGAACGGTTGGCGGCTATGAGGGCCTTGGTCCCCAGGGGCGGGGCCTTGACCGAGTGAAATTCAAGCTGCTTCTTATGAACCTTCGGGAGCCGCGGGTTGTTGTAGCGCTCGAGCGGATTGTTCTGGAAGATTTCGCGGAGCTGCGCAAGCCTCGCCTTCTGCTGCTCATTCACGAATATTTGGCCTCGAGGCGGTCTAGGACCGAAGTGGAGGGGCCGCCTTCCGTCCCTTTGAGGGTTGCGGCCTTAAGTTTGTGTTCAACCCGACCTACGATTTGAGCGGGGGTCAGTTTGATCGGCTTGTTGGAGAAGCCGGGTTTGTCCTGCTTCGTCCCCTTGCCGGATTCGATCGTCGCCGAGGTTCCAGAGGACGAAAGGGACATGCCGGGGAAGGGCTGGGACGATGCCGAGCCGGTGCTGGTCATCGAGCCCAAGCCGGCTCCGAGCTGGAGCGCTTGCTTCTTCCCGAGGCCAGGGACGTGCCCGACCGCGTAGGAGCCCGCGCTGTTGCCGCTCGCCACCTCTGAGTCTCCGACCGATTTCGGGAAGAACCCTGCTCCCCCGCCTGGGTTCGACGTGGAGGTCCCCCAGTACTTCTTCAGGGCGGGGATGTAGGCAAAGGTGTGAACGCCGTTGTAGAAGACCGTGATAGCGCCGGGGCCGGGTTCCAATGCCTCTCCCATTGAGCCTGAGACCAAGGGCGCGTTGAGGTCCCCTACGGAGTGCAGCATGGCAGAGATGGCGCCAGAACAGTCGTAGGGACCGTTGAAACTGCCGTGCCCCCCACCCCACACGTATTCGTAGCCCTTCGAGTCGATGTTCTTCATCGTCGTCAGGGCCTGCTTGTACTTCTTGACGACTTTCGGGGGGGCTTTACCTACGTCGGGCCTGCCCGCGGGGGGAACCTTGAGCCCCAGTTCCTTCGCTTCCTTAACCGCCGACTTGTAGTTGGCGACGGCCTTCGGGCTGGGCTGGCCTCGCAGGGCTTTGGCTGCCTCATCGACGTACTGAGGGGCGCGATCGGCACCGGTTTCGTTCTCGCCCTGGATTTCCTGCCAGTGGACCCAGGCGGGGTTCCAGCTGCGGCCGTCGGCGAGGAACTGTTTGACTGCGGCCCGAGTAGCGGGGCCAGTGCGTGTCCGCTGTTCTGGCGTGCCAAAGGCGGGGGACTCGGAGTAAATGCCGATGTGGCCTTCTGGACCCTGTCCTACGTTTTCGTTCGAAGCTCCAGACTCCGCGAAGGCGACCCCGACTCCTTCGGCAATCTCGGGCTTCGTCAGGCCGGCTCCTACCTTGCGACTCTGTCGGGCCAGCGCGTTGGCGACTTCCTGCGGAGTGAGGGTTCCGGTCTGCTTGGCCGGGGGGGTTGCACCCTTCAGAGCGCGCTTGGTCTGTTGGACCCTCGCCCTTACCGCTTTCCGCTGCTGTGACGTGCCTTTGAGGGTCGGGGCGGCCTGAGCCTTCGGCACACCCTGTTCGCGAAGAAAGACTTGGTGATCGGCCACTTCCTGCTGGCGAATCTTTGGCGTCGGGCCGGTGGGCTTGAAGCTGGGAGCTTTGGGAGCTTCTGGAGCCTTGAGGCTCTGAGAACGTTTCTGAGGGCTCGAGGTAACGAGAGCCACGATTCTCTTGACCCTCTGTTCGGCTCGCTTCTGCTTGCGTTCTGCGGCCTTAGCGGCCCGTTCCTTCTTGAAGCCTGAAGTCGTTACCGTGCCGGTAGGGGAAATAGTTACGGTCGGGGCGGTTTCGGCGGTGACTTCGGGAGTCTTCGTGGTCCCAGAAGGAGCCGGAGCGGTCCCTTCAAAGCTTTTAGCCTTCCCTGATTTCTTGCGGGTGGTGGTCCCTCTCCCGGGAACGAAGTAGCTTCCGCCCGTCTGGCTACCCGCGGCCACGGACTTTTACCTTCACCTTGGTGCCGTGGGAGTCCTTGACGAACTTCTCAGCCCACTTGATGCCTTTGGCCGCGAGCATGTGGATGTAGGCGCTCTGGGCCTCACTTTTGTACGGCATCTTCAAACTCCTGGACTTTGGCTTGAAGCTGTTGGATCTGCTGGTAGAGATCCGAGATGAGGGAAAGAATGGCGACAGGGTTCATGCCGTCGCCAATTCTTTGATCGTCCCCGAGGAGCCCCGGTACATCAGCTTGCCTGCTTCGCAATAGAGGATGCCGCCGCCGGTTGGGTTGGCATTCGGGACGGTGCCGGCGTTGGCGAGGAAGATCACGCTTTTGCCGTTGCCGAACGAGGAGGCCGAGCCCTCACCGATCGCGACTCCGTTTTCGTTGACGCGCAACATGCCTCGGGCAGCGCCGGCGCGGGCGAGGGTGAAGATCTTGCTGGCCGCGAAGAGGATGCCCGACCCACCGTTGCCCGATTCGGTGATGAAGCCGTTGGTCGATGCCGACATGAACCACTTCGAGGTGCCGGCTTCGGTCTTCAGTTCGACCGAGGAGGCGAACGGTTTCCCGGTTCCCACACGCATGATCGGGTCGAAGTTGGCTTCCCCGGCGTAGAGTTCGAGCTGTGGGCCGGCGGCGCTGAATTCTTCGGCCCCGACCAGGATTCCGCCCGACCCCGAAGCAACCGAGATCGCGGCTTTTTCGTGCGTTCCCTTGATCAGGATGGAACGGAGCGCCGTGGAGTCATCGCGGATGAAGGCGGTTTTGACGGCCCCTGAGACAGCCCCGATCCCTACGTCGTATTCAGCCGTGCTCGGCTTGCCGAAGACCAGCCCAACCGCTGAATTGGCGGTTCCGAAGGCGTGGAGGTGGATGCCTTTGGTCCCCGAGAGAGTGCCGTTATATGCCTCGGCTTCGCCGCGGTTATCGGATGCGACCTCCATCCCCGTGGTCCGGCCTTCCGAGGTCTCACGCCGCCCGATCGCGAAGAGACCCATACCGACGCGGGTGCCTTCTCGAGAGATACCGATATGGGCGGTGCCGATCCCGTCGGCGAGGGAGTGTTCGCCTTCGTTTGAGGAGTAGGTGATGGCTCCGAAGGTTGCGCCGATGGCCTGGCCCTGGGATTCTTTGACCGCCACTGCGGTGGCTTTGAAGGCACAGAGCCCTCCTTCACCTGCTCCCGCGAAGCTCGATTCAGGAACTTTCAGGACACGCGAGATGGAGAAGGTCGGCTTGTAGTTGGTGCTGGGAGCAGAGGTGGTGCCGTCCCTGATCTCACCCTTGGACGGGCCGGGGTTGTCGGCGTTATACGGAGAGCGTCGTTCGCCTTCTTCCCAATTCGTTCCAAGGTTCAGCGCTTCCACGTCTTGGGCCCAAGGAACCTGCGCCCTGCGTTCTTCCTGTTCCTTGTGGGTAAAGGCGGTCATCAGGCGTTAGTTGGGCCGCCGCCGAAGTCGAACCCGTTACCGCCCCGTTCGCGTTCTTTGCGTTTGATTTCGCGGAGCTTTTCTTTCAGCCCTTCAATGTTCTTCTGGTGGCCACCGGGCGAGGCATAGCCGGGCTTGTTTTTCCCGAGGTTCCCAGCCCTGAGGTAGTCGTATGGACCCGGCTTTTTGATCCTGGCCTTCATCAGTACACCCAGGAGATGGGGCCCTTGGCAGCGTTGGTCGTCGGAACCGTGATCGCGTTGAGGACGTTTTTCGCGGCCAGGGTGACTTCCGAGGAGAAGATGTTCGAGCCGGCCGTATTCACCGGGATCGTCCGGAGCCTCGCGGTGTTCCCGTTCATCGTGATCCCGATGTAGACGACAGTCGGCCCTACAGCTAGGTAGGGGGTGACAAGGGGGAGCTCCTGGATTTCCGCCGCGGTCCCCACAAGGGTCCCTTCGGTGGTAGGGGAGGATTCAGCGAGAATCGCTCCAGTTGAAGAGAAGAGCCCCGCAACGACTTTGTTCGTCCCTCCCACAGACCCAACCAAATACCCGATCCCGTTGATCACCTTGTAGGTCGGAATGAAGCAGGAGACCACAAAGAGCTTTTTTTCGGCAGGGGTCGTATCCGTCCCGGTGGTAGCGGTGGGAGGGCTCCACCCTCCTGCGAAGTACCCAGGGACAGCTACAGACTGAAGTTCGTCGTACTCCTGAGCAGTGAGCCAGGCATGCTGGGCGCGATGTTCTGCTTTTTCCGCTGCGGTGAGGGCCATTTAGGTTCCTAGTTGTTTGCGGGCCATCCGTTCGGCGACGGGGGTCGTGTAGCCCTGGCTTTTCAGTTGGCGGGTGAGGTAGGCAAAGCGAACACCCTCCGGGTCCTCAACCGCCATATCGGCGAGGTCTTCGATTGCGTCGCGGACCTCCAGCAGCCCGTAGTCCGTGCGGATCATGCGAGCGATAGAAATCCCCCGCTTTTTCGCTTCGTGTGCGAGGGCCGCCTTTTCAGCCTTCGTAAGCCTCAGTTGGTAGACCTCAGTGCGGGGCATGGGTGTCCCGTGCGTAGAAAGCCTCCGCAACGCGAGGACGACCTTCGGAGTCCCTAGAGGCCCTAGCCTGCGCTTTGATCTCTTCGCGAGTCGGAGGGGGCAAAGGCACACCGCCCTCTAGAGCCGACAGCTCACGCTCAAGGTAGTCGTCCTCGCGCCTCTGGAACTCCTGCCAGCCGCCCGGCAGTCGGGATACGTCAATCTTCATTTGACCCTCCTTGGGTGTAATGACAACCGTCTGTAATGACGGTGTAGCAGTAAGCGCTGCCACTTCGGAACGCTTAAGGCGTTGTAATGACAAGGCCCATGTTTGTTCTGCTGGATCTATGAGGTGGGCCTGAATATTTATTAGAGAAATCCTGGCCGCCACCCACGCCCCCGCCCCCCATGCCTGCGGCCTACCGAGGTTCGGTATCCGTTCGGAGTGGGATGCATTTAGTGATGCAAGCTCTCATCAATCCCAATGGCAAAGCCAAGTAGATGCAACGGGATTGGTTGGTGAGCGCGAGCTAGACAGGCTCGAGGTACGCGCGTTTATGGAAGTAGCTATGAGTGCTGCGCGGGAACAGCAGAAGGAACAGCACGCTCAGAACCGCTCGGAGACAGAGTCTCCTCGCTAACTACCTCAGCATCTATTGCATCTAGCTTTAGACCTTCAGCCTCGAACTCCCTAAGCAATTCATCTGAGCTCTTGGCTATCCGCTGAGTTGGTAGGCCTGCGAGGAGCTGGGCTTTCTCTGTATGGATGCCTGAGCCGATGTCTGCCTTGCCCATTGCGTTGACCAAGTCCTTGTCGTCCATTGCTGGGAGGCGGGAGGCGACGAGGGCGGCTGCGGCTGCCGTTAGGTCCATCTGTTGACGGGCGAGCGCCATGTGTTGCTCTGCTGCCTGGGCTTGGATGACTGGAAGCTGGGCTTGCCTGATGCCCTCGTAGGTGTCTACGTGCTCGCGCCGGCTCCATTCCCAGAGCGTCTTCTGGGCTACGGAGGGCGCGTGCTTGTCAGCCTCAAGGTGCCTCGCAGCCATGTGCGTGTTGCCTGAGCAGGCCGCCACCTCAGTGAGGGCGCGTTGTATCTCTGCCTCGGTGTATCGCCTGGGGCGCTTCTGTACCTCAGTGCTCATGCTCTAGCAGTATCCTCATGAAAGTTTTTCTGTTAACTCACTTGACAGATGCTCGGAACGGTGCTTTACTGCCCGCATGGCTGAGACGACCACATTCCGAATCACCTCAGTAACCGGCATCAACGCAACCGCCCACAACACCGGAACGCTCATGGCTTGGATGCAGGAAATCGCCGAGGAAGGCGGCTTCCGCTGCCCCCGCAACATGGGGACCTTCATTGACGAGGCCAGGCGCAAGGGTTATGCCGAGCGTTGCGGCGGCAAGATCGCACTGGAGGTAGTGAAATGAAATCCCCGAACTGCTCAGTCTGCGGCTCTAAAGTGAGCTTCGCAGCGGGCTTCCCAGTCCACCTAGGCGCCAACGGCCGGCGAGTCATCAAGTCACACGTAGCAGCCGTTCCGAAGGCGTAATCAAGCAAGAGCCCCGGCGAGTTAGAGGCTCCCGGGGCGCGGATCAAAGGAGATGAGTTCCTATGACCAGCACTAAGACTAAAGCTACAAACCGAGATATGCGGATTCTCGTCGCTAGGTGGTCGGATGAGCCCGGGCGGACGGCAGACGAGCAGGATTGGGCGGCCGACGCTTGCGAAATCCTCCGCTTGCTTGACGATGACGCTCCATACCGTGACGAGGCTTTCAGGGCGAAAGCGCGCTGGGTGGAGGCAGGCCGATGAACCCAAGGTGTCCTGAGTGTGCAGAGAGAGACGCCTTGGCCTACTCCAAGCTTTGCTGGGAGTGTGTAGCGGAAGGGAAGGGAGGGGCTGCCATGAATACCCTAGACGAGCTCCAGAAAGTCTCAGAGATCCGCGCTCAGCTTGAATCAGAACTTGCTCAGGCTCGAGCGGATGCGGCGAAGCTGGCCAAGCAAGCAATACGCGAAGGTGCTAGCGGGGTCGACACCGCAAAGGCTGCCGGCGTCTCGAGGGTCACGCTTTACGAGATGCTGAAGCGCGCTTAGTCGCTAGGGCTTCGTTCCAGGCTCGTTGAGTCGGGAAGACCGTCACCTCGTTTCCCTTGACTGAGAGCCATGCCCATTTCTCGGGCGACGCTGCCTTCTTCGCGCGATGTTCAGCGATTTCCCGCCGTCGCTTCTCCGCACGGGGATCGGACTCTCTTGAGGGTTTGGAGTTCATGCCTCGTCTCCGTGATAGGGGCGCAGCGAGTGGCCGGGTGCTGCGAGCAATAGAGGGCGCACTTCGGGTGTTTGGCTCACGGGCGCGGCGCATATGGGCGCTTGGCGCTCAGGAACGTACGCAGCCGACTTCACGTACAACAGCAAGTCTAAGCGCTCGTCAGACGGAAATCTGAGCATCCTCGTATCAACCCTTGGCGGCATGAACCCAGTTAGCTACTGCCCTAGGGGTGCAGCCAATTGATTCGGCTACTTCTCGGTTCGATTCGCCAGCCAGAACGCGTGCGATTGCTTCGCTCCTCGTCTCAGGGGTGGAGCATCTGAACTTCTTCCTGGGAGGGCGGTCCATCCAGATCTCCTCAGGAACTTGGCTCAGGTGCAGCCCTACGCGGACGCATAGCTCATCGACTTTCCCAAGGGTGGCGTTGTCTCCGTCCTTCCAGCGGTCGATGGCTCGAGCGAACGCCGGGCCCAGGTTGGCGTCTTCGAGGTTGGCGTCTGTGTGGATGAGCCATTCGTAGAACTTGGGGCCACACGCAACGGTTTCAGCCATGCCACAGCTCCTCCGGGACCATGCTGAGATGCAGATTCGTCTTCGTGCAGACTTCGTCTATGGCTCTTAGGGACGCGTCTTCGCCTTCTTTCCAGGCTTTGATTTTCCTCTGATGGGCTCCTACGACCTGCTGGGAGAGATCGGCGTCGGTGGATTCGAGCCATGCGACCACAGCAGGCCCGTTAGCGCTCTGTTCCATCTCGCCTCCTAGCTCTCTCGGCGGCCTGTTCGTAATCCGGCGGCCAAATGACCCGGCGGGCATGGAACTCAACAGCGGCGCCACCCAGCCATTCCTCTGCCTCTTTGGTCGGCAGGACGCCTCGATACCGAGTCGTCTTCCACTGGTCGCCCTGCGCCGCGCCGTCGAAGCAATCCCATTCGTCGGGAAGGCGTGCTGCCGCGTCGGTAATCATGCGCGTGGCGACGTACAGATTCTCGTCGTTAAAGCGATTCATCAGCCCTCTTCTTAGCTCTAATCGCCGCTTGTTCAGCCCGCAAGCCTCTACCGGCCTTCGCTTCGGCCGTCTCGAGCTTCTGTTGCCTTACGTGTTCAGCCTGTCTCAGGGCATTTCCTTGGGTTGCTTCCTGGGCGTAGCCCTCGATCACCTCAGGGTCCAAGATTGGAGCGGTTGAGTCCAGAGCCCTTACCGGGGAGCGGGTATATCCGAGCCCCTGAGCTGCGTAGACGCCTCGGAAGTCCTTGACGAGGTATTCGACCCTCCAGCCGCCCTTCTTCTGCTTGTGGGTGCTTAGGAGCTCGATCGAGAGTTCTGGGATTGAGGCGCCGTCCTCTGCCCTTGAGGATTTGAGGACGATTTCCCCCAGCTCTGGTTTCTCGGGTCTTACGAGGTCTGGGTAGTGGCCGGCGAGGAGGGCGCTCTTCTCTTTGGGCTTGAGGTTCATCGCGACTCCTTCCACCGCTTGTCTGCGGGCCAAGTCAGGGCGAGCGTGGTCTGGCATTTAGGACAGCGAAGCTCGCTCACGTCGTCGTCGTGGTCGAAGTGGAGCCCCGGCACCTGACAGCGTGGGCAAAGGTAGAGCGTGCCGAGAGGCGCGGCTGGCTCTTTGGGTTTTAGGTTCATGCGGCGTCGAAGTCCACAAACTCGTCGGGCATCTCGCCAACGTCGAACTCAAGCGTTCCTCGGCGCGAGTGGACGTGCCAGGTAATGCGATCGTCGTTGGGCAAGTAGCAACAGAGCCAGAGCGTCTTCGCGTCCAACATCTCCGCCCGGAACATCCGCACGTCCTTCACGACTACATCGTCTAAATGGGTTTCGGTCTCTGGCCCCGCTCGACGCAAGGCGATTTCAGACGGGCTCACTTTGGCTCCTTTCGAGCGTGGTTGTCCGGCGGAATCCCGAACAGATTCCGAACATCTGGCTGGCAATCGGGGAGAAACGCAGGCCAGCGAGGAGGACGCGGGCGAGGTCGTTTGGCTTGAGAGGGCGCTTTGCTTCGCCTCTGTTCGCCTAGATTCTCAGTCCATCGAGCTTGGGAAGCTCGCGCTCTACCAGCTGAGCTACGTCCGCAGAGAGCCAAATCTAACGCTTTGCTCGCGCTCATTGCGCCTCCGCTCCGAACAAATCCCGAACACCTCGAGCCTCGGCGATGTAGTCCTCGATGCTCCGACGCTCTGCGGGGTTGGAGTCAATGAGGTGCTGATAGGTCCGCATGGACTCCTGCGGGGAGTGGCCGAGCTGCTGGGCTATCTCGATGTGGTTCCAGCCCGCCGCGGCGCAGAGGGTCGCGCAGGTATGGCGAAGGTCGTAGGGCTTTAGCGTCGAGCCGAGCCCCACGTCTTCGGCGGCTTGCTTGAAGCTGTAGCCGCGCGATCCGTCCGGCCGGATTCGAGAGCGCCAGTTGTCCCAATCGTTCTTCGTCCAAGGCCGGCCGTCTCTCTTGCCGAAGACGAGTCCAGACGTAAGCGCGGTGTCTTCCCAGGCGCTTAGATCGCCGCTCACGGGCTCGGGAAGGTAGACCGTCCGCTTGTATCGGTCTCCCGTCTTAGATCCAGGGCGAATCTCTCCTCCTGAGTTCTTCTGGATGATCGTTAGCCGGTCTCCTACGTGCTCCCAATCCAGTGCTAGGGCGTCTTGGGGGCGGATGCCGACGTAGGCGAGGACTGAGATCAGTGTCGCGGAACCCAGGTCCTCTCGCTCAAGGAACCAGTTGCGGAGCGCCTCCACCTCCGTGGCCGTGAGCCAGCGATGCTCACGCTTGCGGTAGCTCGGGCGCTCAAGGGCGAGAACGGGGTTTACATCGAGGTATTCGTAGGGCAGCACGGCCCGTTTGAGGATCTGGGAGAGAAGGGACTGCGCCTTGCCGAGAACTGCCGGCCCTGCGCCTTCGGACAGACGCTCGTCCTGCCATTCCTGCAACAGGCGGGGGCGCAGTTCTGCTACCGAGAGATGCCCGAGGCTGGGCAGGATGTGGACTTCGAGCCACTCTTGGTACTTGGCCCTAGTCGAAGCTTCGAGGTCCGTGCGGGCGGCGAGCCACTGCGCGGAGAAGATCTCCAGCGTCGGCGCATCCTGGCCCCGGACGAATCCCCTCCCAGCTGCTAGCCGGCGCTCGACCTCAACCTTGAGCGACTGCGCCTCTGACTTCGTCTTACAGCTCTTGGACTTCGGCCTTTTGTTCTCCCGCCACTTGCACTCCCAGGTGCCGTGTTTCGTCTTATGAATGCTCGCCATCAGCTTGCCCTTTCGAATTGGACGACTTTGGCGCCGAAGCTACTTTGCCTCCGGGCTCGCGGTCTAGGCATCGGGCTCTCGGCTTTCGCTCGACGCGGCTTTGGCCCGCTTTCAACCCAGGCGACAAGAGCGGCTTGCGTCGTCACCCAGCGGCCCCCGAGCTTGTGGAAGGGGCTATCGGGCTGAGGGGCGATGCGGTAGAGCGTGGACTTGCTCCAAGGCGTGCATTCGGCGACTTCCTCAATTGAGAGAATCGCTTCCTCGAGCTGTCTCTCTATCCCCTTCAAGGCTCTGAATCCTCTTGAGTGATGGGCTGGGTGGAGCGGCAGCGCACGTTGGACCGCACAGGATGGGCGGTGGGAGGGCGAGACGACGGGGAGAGCAGCGGCCGCACCCCGGTCCCAGGTTGGCTGTGAAGTTTGCCGCAAACCGAGCACGGCTTCTGCTTCTCTCGCTCGCTCGTATCCATCTCAGGTCAGGAGGCGCGCAATGTCGATCACGATCAGTCCGATAAGGATCGGCAGGATGATTGCGATGCCCACCACCACGATCAGTTTCGAGTCAGGGTCCCAGTCAGCCATCGCTCTCCCCCTCGGCTTCCTGGGTCTCGACTGGCTGGCAGTGCTCGGGAAGAACCGGCTGCTCGTTGAGGGCGACGACGCACATTGGACCGTGAAGCTCACCGGGCTGTCGTCCGCAGTTTCGACAACGCCGCTGCGGCTTCTCTTCGGTGCCGTAGTTGGGCTGGGCGGGTGATAGGTCTGACAGCACGACGGAAGCGAACTCACGCGCCCACGCAACCCACTCGGTGGGGGAGCCGGTGACGGGTTCGGTTTCGATTTGCCGAAGGGCGTCTCGGTATTCCTCGGCCCGCTCGCGCCATAGCTCCCCCTCACCGCTGCACCCATGCTCTGCGAGGTCTCGAAGGAAGGCGGCGTCAGAGAACCAGCGACCGGAGCGCTCCATGTTGCGGGCAATCCGCCTCAACCGCTCCCGGTCCTCTCCCTGTAGTGCGCTCATCGGTCCTCCCTCCCGCCCATTGGATTGCCCTGTATGCCGCACTTAATGCAGCGGCCGTAGCTGCTCATCCTGAATACGTGCTCACACCTCGGAGCCTCTGAGGCTGTATCGGGCTGACGGTACCGAGCCGGTTTCAGGTGGTTGGGGCGAGCGGCGATATTCTCTTTAGTGCGGTTGAGGCTGCGCTCTAGCCACCCCTCCTCCCCGCTTTCTAGCTGCTCCTCTGCGTCGTCCCGCTCCTTCCGCAGCTTCCGGGTTTCGGTGACCCGGATGAACTCGGCATCGGCGAGCCTACGGTCCCGTTCAGCTTCTAGCTCCTCTAGCTGCTTTTCTGCCTGCTCGGCGCGGTCAGCGCGGTCTCTTAGCTCAAAATCCTCGGACTGCAATCGTTCCGCTACGCGCCTCCACGTCTCCCGCTCGGCTTCTACTGCCTGTAGGGCGGCGCGGGGGACATAAGTTTCAGCGTGCTGATACTCCTCCGAGGGCTCTCGGGTCACGCCAAACTCCGGCTGGGGCAATGCTGAGTCCCAGCGAAAGATGGTCAGCTCCGGCCACTGCTCAGCCATCCTCTGAACCTCCTAGCTGGGTAAGGGCCTGTCTCAGGGCGGCAGCGAGGAACCGGTCTCCGTTGTCGGCAGCAGCGGTCGCCTCCAGCTCAATCGCCTCCCTTAGCTCGGCCTGTAACTGCTCTCGGATGAAGGGCTCGATTCGGCGGATGTCGTCTTCAAGCTCTTCGCGCCGCCGAGGCTCAAGGTTCTCCGGGGCGCGGTTCCACTTGTCGCGGGAAGCAGCCGCCAGGGCGTTGTCCAGATAGCTGCTCACTGGCTCGCTAGGCATCTTGGTCTCCCTTGTAGGCGGTGAGAGCCTTGCGGACCGAAAAGAGGGTGTCCCAGCATTCGTCCTCGTCGGAGCCCTTCCATTCGGTGACGCGCTCCAAGAACTCCTCGGCTTCTTCCAGCGCCTCTGCCAGTCCCTCTACTTGGCTCCGGGGTACGTAAGTTTCGTATTCCCGGTCGATCTGCACGCCGGTCACATGCTCGGTGCGCGGGAGGCCCGGGAACTTCCGGCTCATCCGCACCTCCGGCCACTGCTCTACCTGCTGACTCTCGCTAGGCACTGGGGCTCCTCTCGGGGTGGGTGGGAAGCGGGTTGCCTTTGCGGTCCACGCCCATTTCCTCGGCTAGCTCTGCGGAGAGAAAGGCGTAACCGGCGTCGAGAAACGCCTTAAGCAGCGGCGTCATCTGGGCGGTCGGCTTCTTCGCCCCCTTGTGGCCAGCGAGTAGGCACTGCTCGCAGACGCCGTCCTCAAGCGTCGTGTTGTTGTAGTAGTCGCTGCTCGGGGTGCATTGGTAGTGCTTACCGCAGGCCGAGCACGTGACCATCTCCCAGGCGGCAACCATCGTCTCAGTCGTCATTAGCTATCAGCCCCCTCTCTCTCGGGTCATGCGGCGTCCAATCCGAGCTGAACCGGCTGCCGGTACCAATGTGCGATGCGGGCCTCGGCGATAGCCACGTACTCGGCTTCTCTCTCGATGCCGATGAAGTCGAAGCCCTCGAGCACCGCCGCGCAGCCGGTGGAGCCCGAGCCGGTGAAGGGGTCGAGGACCGTTCCGCCGGGCGGGGTGACGAGCCTGATCAGCCAGCGCATAAGCTCGATGGGCTTGACGGTCGGGTGGTTGTTGCGGTTGACGTAGACCGTCTTGTCGGTGACCTTCTCGCCGATTGGACAAGCACAGCGGGAGTCCTCGGAGCCGACGAACTTCTTACCGCAGTTGGCGCAGCGGTCGTTGTAGGTGCGAGCGCCGTTCTCGCTGTTCTGCTGCTTTGCCTCAAACCCCTCTAGCCCCGCGTTCCGCTCGCTACGTGAAGTCTTAGCCGTGTAGAAGAAGCGGGAGGCACCGCCGGTGTCACCGAGTCCTCCGGCGTTCGGGCTAGTCCCGCCCCCTCCCCAGCCTCCGTCAATGAAGGGGCCGCCCGGGTTGACTCCCCCGCTCGACTTCCCTAGCTCCCCCGTCTGTGCATCCAGTTCGGCTGCTGCCTGCTCATCGAGGATTACGTTGGCGGGCCAGCGACCCTTCGTGTTGTCGGCCTGGAACTCGCTGCGGCTGTTGTCGTTCTGCGTGCCACCTGCGAGCGCGCCCGACTTCGCCGTTGCTTTGCCCCCAGGTTTCGCGCTTGCTTGGTCGGCCTCTCCCTGATAGCCGATTCGCGTCCCATCGACGTTCAGCGCCCCAGTCCCGTGCTGCAATACGTTCTGGCTTACGGTGCCGACTAGGGGCTTACGGGCGACGACTATCGGCTCGTGGGCGGGCTTCAGGGCAGTGCCCCATCCTTGCCATTGCTGGGCCTCGGGGGTGGCGGGTGCGGTGATGTCCCGCCCCTCGATGCCAGAGGTAACACCGAAGATGCCCGCCGCATCGTCGTCTGACCGAATGACTTCGCCGGCGTTCCCGGCGTCGGAGTCCGCAGGCACCCGGTACTTGCCCATGACCTCCCGCTCAGCCCCCGCCGCCTTGTCAATCGCCTTCGATACGTCAAGCGACTTGGGAAATCCTGAGCCGTACATCCAGACGATGCAGTCCCGTATCTCGAAACCGGCATCCTCTATGGCGCAGGCGAGGCGGTGATAGGTGCGGGTGCCTCCAAAGGCGAGTAGGTGACCGCCGGGTTTGAGGATGCGTAGGGCTTGCGCTGCCCACGCTTGGTGCCACTCCTGCATCGCCATATTTCGGCCTCTGTCAATTCCCGAGCCGTGCCAGCCATAGCCGCCCCATTGAGGACCAGTGTGCCCCGGCACCTTTCCGAGCCGGTCCCACTCCTTGCCCATGAACTCCAAGCCGTAAGGCGGATCGCAGACGATGGCGTCGATGCTCGCCTCGTCCAGCTCGGCCATTGCCTCGATGCAGTCGGCGTTGATGACGCGGTAGCTCACTCCCCCACCCCCTGATAGGCCGAGAGGGTCATAGCTCGCCTCCGAGATGACGGCGGGCGGTTTCGATTGAGCCTAAGTCAGCAACAGCTCGTACCTGCTCATCGGTCTCAAGCACGTGGATGATGCAAAGTTCCCTCGAATCAAAAGCGCGGTGGCATTCGGGGCAGAGAGGGACGACCGAGAGGGGGTCTACCCAGAGTTCCTTCTTGCCCTCCTTCGGCCGGTCGAACTTCCTCCCAACCGTGTGAGCGGCCTCGAGCTTCCCTCCGACCTTGCACACCCGGCAGGCTTCCTCGGCCTCCACCTTGGCCCGCGCGTCCTTCCAATCTCTCTTAGGCCCCACGCTGCTCACCCAGCTTCTTCTCGAAAAGTGCCGTTACGTTGGGTGCCTTCTCCTGAGCCTGGACGATTTCCCTTGCTTCCCAAGCAGCCCTACGGACTGATTCAGGGGGCTGGGTAGAGATGAGAGATTCGATTCTCTTCAGTCTCGGTTCCGGCCAAGAGC